CGCGTACGCTTCGCGGCACCGCTCGCAACGGCACTTCAGATTCGAGTAGCCATTCAGCGAGCCGTGACGGCTGTCGTCCGGGCCGGACATCGGGGTGCGTGGGGCCGCGCCTGGGTTGCGCTGGCGGTGCTCGCGCTGACGTTCGATGGCGCAGATGCGGCAGTTGCGGATCTTCCCGCTACCCGTGGCGCGCGCTTTGATGATCGTGTTCTCTGCGGTCATCTCGTGGCCGTGGATGCAGTACGCCTTGTTCACGTCCGGGCGGCGTTGCATGTTCGTGATCCCGGTGACCGGTTCCAGGTGCGCGGGGTTGCAGCACGGCTTGTTGCGGCACAGGTGGTCAATCTGCAGCTCTTCGGGGATCGGGCCAACAAGCAACTCGAACGCCACGCGGTGAGTTGACTTGCTGACACCAAGGACGCCGACCTGCCCGTACCCGCGACTGTTGCGGGCACCCATCCATTCCCAGCACCCTGACTCGCTGACCTGGATCTTGTTCCGCATGTTCGCGGGGAGGTCGTTGATATTCATCAGGCGTCCGGGAGGGACTCGAGCCAGACATCAATGTCGCTGCGCAGGATGCGGCGGGTGCGTTCGTTGCCCGGGGCCTTCCTGGCGCGCAGGTCGCCCCGGACAATCGCTGCCTCGATGACGCGGAGGCTGAAGCCGGTGAGTTCCGCTGTCTCGCGGAGGGTGAGCGTGAGGGTGGTCATGCTGCCGCCCTCGTTTCGGCGCGGGCCAGCAGTTCCTTCACCGTGATCCCGAGGACCTTGGTGATAGCGGCCAGCTCGTCCATGTCGAACGCCTTGTGACCGTTGAACCTGCTGTTGAGTAGGGACCGGGAGTAGCCGGTGAGTTCGGCTAGGCCCTTGATGGTGTATCGCTGGGCTGCCATCTCCGCTCTTAGCTCTGCGGTGATCTGCGATCTGTAAGCCATGGCACAGAATCTAAGCGTATGCGCTTAGAACCGCAACCCATGATGCCAGATTCACTCTTCAGGGTTGTAAATCGCTTGCGTCCGACGTTAACGCGGGTTCATGATGAGTCATGGAAACGTCGGGGTTGACGCAGGAGATCGCGAAGATCCTGCGCGGGAAGATGGCGGAAGAGAACCTGACCCAAGCGTGGTTGGGTGCGGTGATCGGCAGGCACCAGACGACGGCCGGCGCGATGATGAAGGGCCGCAAGGCCATGAACACTGACGAGCTGTACTTGGCGTGTGAGGCGTTGGGGCTCGTTGTTCGTGACGTTGTGCAACTCGCGGAGACCCGTGTGGCAGGCACCCAATCGGGGGAAGCGAATGGTCGCTCCGTGTCCTAAGATTTGATCCGGCACGGCTCGCGGGGGCAGCCGTGCTGAGTAGCAACGCCAGACAGCGGCGTCATTCGATTCGGCACAGTGTTGTGGCGCAGGGGGAAGTCTTGTTGGGGAAACGTCGTTGGGTGCTGACTGCTGTCAGCGCGGTCCTGTGGGTGTGGTGGCTGGCTGTGGCGTGGCCTGTGATGGTGTACGACCTGGGTCCGCCGTGGCGGATGATCAGCGAGGTCCTGCGCCACGTGGCGTTGGTCGTCACGGTGGCCACCCTGCTGGCGTGGGTGGTCGGCCCGGTGTTGAGTACCGCGTTGACGTGGCGGGAGATCGGCCGGTCAGAGGCCCGCTGCAAGTGTCAGTGCCACAAGAACCTGGGGACCGTGGTGTCGATCAATAGGGTCCGGGCGTCTCGTGATGTCTAGGGTGTCAAATCGGTTTGACCTCCGAGACAAGAGGTCTTTACCATTGGTAACCCTCTGATGTCGGAGCGTGATGCGGGTGTTTAGCTCACCCGGTGACGACACCCGAACAGTTGCAGGCACAGGCAGAGGCGATTGCGAGGGTGCGCGCGGCCCGGATCGAACGAGACCGGATCACCATTGAGCTACGCAGGGCCATCGTGGACGCGCTCAACGTCGGGGCAGCAGTGAAAGACGTAGCAGCCGCAGCGGAACTCACACGGCAACGCATCCACCAAATAGCCAGTGAGACCACCTGACCAGCGGGTAACCCCCACCCGCGAGTGGCCCCGGCCCGTCCCCTACGGGCCGGGGCTGCGACCAATCAGCCTTCCAGTGCAGCGGCTAGCCGGTCAATGCCTGATTGCCGCATCTCCTGATTCTCGTGGGCGTATCCGAGGGTGGTGAGGATGGCTGCGTGTCCGAGGATGGCTTGCACGTCTTCAATGGGGACGCCGGCCGCGCGCATGACGGTCGCGGCGGTGTGCCTGGTTTCGTGGAGGTAGTAGTGCCGTCCGTCCGGGTGTTGAACACCGGCGAGTTCCTGTAGGTGGTGCCAGGCTGTGCGGTCGTCGTTGGCTGCGATGGGCCGCCCTGAGCGGGTCCACACGAGGTCGTGCGGGCCGGTTGGTGCTACGGCTTTCCACGCGGTGAGCTTGTCCGCCAGGGGTCGGCTGAGGGGGATGATGCGGTCCACGCTCTTTGGTCGGACGAGGCATAGGGAACCTTCGAGGCGGCGGAACTCGTATCCATCGGGGACGCGCAGGAGACCGGAGCGCCCTTCCTTGTATGGGAGCGCCTGCAACTGCCAGGAGATGTCAGCGGTCCCGGCCTTGAGGTTGACGCGGTCCCAGGTGAGCCCGAGGGTTTCACCCTGCCGGATGCCGAGGTGGAACGCGGCGAACCAGCGGGATGCGTCGGGCAGCCCGGAGGCGGTGAGCAGGATCGCGCGGGCGTGCTCGAGGGACATGTTCGCGCGGGTGGATCGTTCCGGTTTCCCGAGCTTGTAGGCCAGGACCCGGGGCGGTACGTGGTGCCCTTCCTGTTGGGCTGCGTGTAGGAGTTGCTTGAAGATCACCATTGCCCGGAGCGCGGTGTTGTGTGCGTTGTCGGCGGACCTGACTGCCTCGCGTATGGCGCGGTAGGCGTCGGGGGTGAGTTGGTCTACGCGCCTGTTGCCGACTATGGGGATGATCCAGAGGTTGACGCAGCTCCGGTTGGTGGCCCAGGTCTTGGGGCGGATCTCTGTCTGTGTGTGCTCGAGCCACTGTTCGGCCCAGGCTTTGACGGTGACCTTGCTGGCCATGCCTTCGGACGGGATGCCGTCGCGGATGATCTCGGCGCGTTTGGCTTCGAGCTTCCGTTTGCATTCGGCTTCGGTCTTGGCTGTGACGGTGATGCGTCTGCGGGTGCCCTTGCTGGTCCACCCGGCCATGATCGCGCCGACCCATCGGCCGTCTTTGGCTCGTTGGCTGATGCTGCCGGTGCCGTACTGCCTGCGTTTCGTTGCCGTCATTGAGACCCCCTGAGCGTCAGCAATCGTCATGCAATTTCATTGCAATTCAATGGGACTCGCTGACCCTATAACCGCAGGTCACGGGCGTCAATTGCATTGGGCTAAGCGTAACCTATTCTCACTCGTAATGAGACGATAGAACGGGCCTGACCTGCAACGATAGGAAACGAACTGGCGAATACTTCCGCAATCCCAGAAGACAGCAATTCGCCCCCTTAGCTCAGTGGTAGAGCGCCGACCTCGTAAGTCGGATGCGCCAGTTCAATCCTGGTAGGGGGCTCGTGACTGAGAACACTGACGACACCCCCGAGCCTCCTACCCTGCCGAACCCTGACGACTTCCGCGACCCTGAGTCGGGCCTGGTGGATTGGCGTGCGTTCCGTGCGGAAGCGGTCAGGTTGGCAGGGGAGGACCCGGACGAGGGTTAGCGTCCGGCCATTGCGCGCGGCCCGTGTCGGTGGCGCACCAGAAGTTGTGGTTCCCGCCGTTGGTGTCGAGGTTGGCTTGGCAGTCGCGGCATGACCCGTCGTACCGCCACCCGGCCGCGATGATCGCGTCGGCTATCTGCGCGTCCTCTAACCGACGCATGGTGCCGGGTGGGCATTGGCCGTCACATCCGCACGCCTCGTGGATGATCCGGGCCAGCGCGTCACGGTCGGCGGTCATCGGGACGCCTTTCTTCTCTGTGTAGGCGTCCATGCATGCGGCGTGCCAGTCTGACGGCACGCTGCCACCCATGACGAAGCACCGGCAGAAAAGTCGCATCCTTTGGTCCCTGATCATGACGGTGTGCCCTGTTTGTGTTGCGGCGCACTGGTAGCACTCGTCGTCGTCATGCTTGCTCATCCTTGTCGTCCTTTCGCCCATGCCGTGACGGCGGTGGCGTCGTAGAGGGGTGTGCGCTGGTCGAACCATTGGTCACGGGGTAGGCGGTAGTCGCGGCCTCGTTCTCGTTCTCTGTGCATCTCGCGGCGGAACGCTGGCTGGTTCATGCCTGCCACCACCGCGGCTTCGGTGGTGGTCAACGGTTTGCGGCGGGGGGTCACGTGCTGTCGCTCCATTCGGTGAGTAGTGCAGCGAGTTCGCGCGCCTGCTCGGGGTTGAGCCGTAGTCCGATGGTCTGCCAGATGTGCAGCTCGCTTCCGAGGTCCGCACCAACCAGCGCGGGTTCGTCGTTGCTGTCTACGCGGAAGTGCCCGCGCGACCTGTGGAAGGTCAGCGCGGGCCGGGTGGTTGGCATCAGTCGATGTTCGCGGCGATGAGCGCCCAGGCCGCCCGCTCGGCGGCGGTGAACGGCTTGCGGTTGGCCTGGACCTCTGCACGCCGCTCGGTCAGTGCCTCGATGGCGTCGTGGGTGGCGTTCCATGCCTCGCCTACGGCGGTGGGGATCTGGGAGACCTCAGCGAACGCGGTGCCGAACTGGTTCTCGATGATGCGGAGTGCGGCGATCTGGTAGTCGATTTCCATGAGTGCCTTGGAGAGCTGCTTGGCGGAGAGGCGGCGGGGGGCGGTGGCTGTGTTGGTCATGAGATAAGTATGCCTCTCCAGCGCGGCATACACAAGAGCGGTATGAGAGTTCACCCGTTCGGTGTAACTTGCGTTTCGACCCTTGCTTGTGCCGCCCTGGCGCGGCATACTTGACCCATGCCCAACACACACACCGCCGCCGCCGCCGACATCTACTCGGCCGGTCGCCGCAGCACCAGCACCACCGACCCGCGCGTGACCAAGGTCCTGGACATCCTGATGTCCAGCAGCCTTGACAGGGGGGTTCGCCTCGCCGAGCTGATCGTGGAGGAGCTGGACCGGTGCGGAGCGGAACTGTGACCCGCCACCCGCTCGCCGCCGCTGCCGACCTGATCGGGAAGGAACTCACCGGCCCCGCGTACCAGACGTTCGCGGACCTGATGGAGTCGGCCGGTATCTGGGAAGAGGAAACCGCCGACACCGACCTGGACGACCCAGCGCCGCCGCTGGACCTTGCTGCCGCTGAGGAGCGGTACAGGGTGGCGAAGGAGGGTCACGCGCATCACCTGACCGCGAAGGCGTGGGCCGACGTCGTGCGTCTCCGTAGGGCGGCGTCATGAGCTACTCACCGAGCGACCGCTGCGACGACTGCGGAAAATTCCAGGATTGTGTGTGCGTGGACGAGCCCGAGTGCGACGATCCCGACGATAGCGACGGCGACGCGCGGACGGCGCTGGCGAAGCTGTCGAGGGATGTGTTCATCGCCGACCGGGACCTGTTCGGTGATGGCACGGACCCGGCCGGTTGGGCGCGTCTGGCTGCCACCCTCACCGCGGCAGGATGGCGCCGGGAGTAGCCCGATGCTGCGCGACGTATCACCGGCACCACGCGCGAGTCTTTAGCGCTACGAGTACCGGACACGGGTGCCACCCCGTGCCCGGCCCCAGCCACCGATGCCACTAGGAGGCAACGGCATGACCAACTTACTTTCCCGTGCGCAGTCGCGTTGGGCTGATCGGCGCGCGAGGGTCCGGCGCGTGGATGATGCGCTGGCGGCTTTGGACCAGCGGTTCCCGACTCAGCGGTCGCTGCATCATCCGACGGGCGAGCCGACTCCGGCGCAGGTGGAGCGGCTACTGGTGCTGGTGCGGGAGGCGGACGGCGCGCGGGATGGGATGATCGGGTGATGGCTGAGCACGTGAACCCGTCGCGGTTGTTCCCGCATCTTGACCTGGCCTCGTTGGAGGGTGTCACGCGGGTCAGTTTGCATACGGGCGCGGACGGGGTCAGGTTGCGTGCCGGGTCGGACGGGTCGGACGTCGAGGGGTTCTGGTCTGAGCCAAGCGGCGCGGGTATCGGTGAGGTCATCGGGTGGTCGGTGTACGACGCTCGCACGGACGGCCCGCTGGATGAGTGGCTGGACGACGACGAGTGACACGCGGTCGGTTGTCGTAGACTGGTGAGTGAGCGGGGCCGCGCGAGAGCGCGGACATTCGGCTGATCACCGGATGTGCCCGTACTGCGCAGTGCGGGCATCGCTCACACAAACGCAAAGAACGGCCCCAGCCACCCGAAGGTGACTGGGGCCGTTCTGCGTATCAGGCGGTGGTGCCGGATCATCCTGTTACGCCTGGGTCGGGTGCCCACCATGGATGAGCACCCGGCCCAGGTTCGCGGATCGCAGGGGTAGCCCGGGCGGCGCGATCCACTCCCGTCGTGCATGACGGGTGCCTTGTGTGTGTAGGATGGGGTCACCCCCGACCGCGCAAGCGTGTCAAGGACAGTGCGTGCAGCGGTGCACAGCGGCGCACTCTTACTTGGCGTAGAGCGGGGCCTAAACCTCTATCGGTTGTCGGCGAGTACGTTCACGCCGACCGGTGCCCGGAAGGTCAGCACCCGGTCGGGTGACCATGTGGCCTGCACCTCTAGGGTGATTATCCCGAGCGCGTCTGTGTCACCCGCCACCCATGAGTGAGTGAGGATGCCGGTGACCGGTCGCGCCGCCGTGGTCCGCGAGAACAGCAACGACCTGTTTTGTGACGCGATGATCAGGACTTCGGTGGCGCCGGACAGGTCGCCCACGATCGCCGTGCCGTCCTCGTCCTCCCCGACGCACGCGATGGTGATGTCGGGGAGTGTGTCGCCCCGGCGCATCTCGATCAGCTCCGTCATGTGATGTCCGCCCTCCACTGCTTCGCCGTCAGTGCGGCCGTGTACTGCTTGGCGGTCAGGTTCGCGCGCGGGTTGCGCAGGTCGGGGTAGGCGTTGAGCGCCATCGCGAGCCCGGTGCGGGCACTGACATCAACCCTGGTGCCGGTGCCAGTGACGGTGACGTCGGTCGCTGCGGCACCAGTGCGTGCGGACAGTGCGATACCGCCCCGGTCGCCCAGGACGATGATCGCGGACACCGTGGCGGACCCGGATCGGACCTCGATCGCGACCGCTGTCCGGCTACCCACCGCGATGACATCCACCGTGGCGGACCCGTCGCGGCCCTGTGCGGCAACGCCCGTGCGGGTGCCGGTGACGGTGATGTCCGTTGCCGCGGCACCAGACCGACCGGTGATGGCCAGCGCGGTGCGGTCACCGGGGACACCAGCGTCAGCGACGCCCGAACCGCTGCGGCCTTCCACGGCCAGCGCGGTGCCCGTGCCGGTGACGTTGATACCGGACACGGCGCTGCCGTCCCGGCCCTGCACAGCGGTCGCTGTCCCCGACCCCGTGACGGTCACATCGGCTGCCGCAGCCCCAGCCCTGCCCTGGACGGCCAAGGCGGTCCCGGCACCGGCGACACCAATATCGGGGAGCGCAGTACCAGTCCGGGCCGCGACCGCGAGCGCCGTGCGGGCACCGGGAACACCGATCTCCGGTGCCGCGAGCCCGTCACGACCCGCGACAGCGGCCGCCGTCACGGTGCCCGCCACCCCGATATCGGGCAGTGCGACACCGGTGCGGGCCGTGACTGCTAACGCAGCACTGCCACCAGCGACCCCGATATCAGGGAGCACCATCCCGGTTCGCGCGCTGACGGCCGCCGCCGTAGCGGTGCCGACCGCGGTCACGTCCGGTGCTGCCACACCGGTGCGCGCCTGAACAGCTACCCCAGTGGCAGCACCAAGGACGACTACGTCCGTGGCTGCCGCACCGTCACGGGGTGCGACAGCGACAGCCGTTCCGGTGCCGGTGACGGACACGTCCACCCCGGCCGGGGCGTACCTGATGACGGCGACCAGAGGAGTAGACCTACCGCGGATCGCCATGTCAGTTCCTCCCGCTGGTCAATTCGGAGGGGAGGGGTCTCAGTTCAGGAAGAGCACGATGTACCCGAGCGCCTGCACCTGGTACGTGAGGGTCGTGCCCGACGTCGCGGACGCATCGGCGGCAAGGGTGTCCACCGCGATCAGCGGGGACGTTGACGCGGTGCCCGTCGACTTGTACAAGATGAAATTCCGTGCACCCGAGATGGTCGACGTGGTCCACGAAACATCAGCGGAGTCGAGCTGCAGCACGGCCTTGCCACGGCAAGAGAACACGGCGGTTCCGTCGGTGTAGTCGTCGCCAACGGTGGTGGTGAACGTGGGCGGGGACGCTGCGGACGTGCCCGCCGTGATGCACTCGTAGACAAAGGTGTTCGCCGACGCCGGCCGGATGATGTCACCCGCGACGTATGCGGTTGAGTTCGCCCTGGAAGTGCCCCACGAGTCGGCTGCGGTCAGTGTGCGGGTCTTGGACCCGAGTGTCGCGCCGCCCGCGGTGTACCCGGTGCCGATGATCTCGTTCGTGATGTCATCGAAGAAGTCGTGTGTGGCGCGGACGGGGGTGTACGAGTTCGACGCGATCGCAAGTTTGATCGTGTCGGAAGTCCAGTTGATCCCAGCGGACCAGAGTTGCACTGCGAGATTGTCGTACGGGACCATCGGCATTGTGGGGCCTCCGAGATGTGTTGGGGTTGACGGGTGTTTACGGTTCGGTGAACCACACGGTGCAAAGTGCGTTCGCGCCGGTGGTCATGGACACCCGGACCCGGACAACACCGGACGCCGGGACCTGGGGACGCTCAGCCAACGGAAACCAATACGTGGACTGGTTCGCCTTGACGTTGTGAAGGTCCAGGAGTCGTGTCGTGGCAACGACTGTGCCCTCCGTGGATGGTGAGAATCCCCACGTGGAAAGGGCTGCCGACCCTGCCGAGTCCGACCACACGGTCGGGGTGACAGCGGTTGCCGACCCACCCGCAACCGTGGTTGTGTGGATGAGTTCCACGACACCATCAGGTGAGCCGTCCATGTCGACCTGCCACCCGCATATCTCGATGCGTTTCGTGGACGCGGCGGTCCCTTGCAGCAGGGTTTTGATTGACGTGCCCGTTGCGACCCTCACGGTCGCGGCAGTGGTTGGTAGTGCGGCGTTCTGCACACTGTAAATCGTTGCGGCCACAGCAGTCTCCCTTGGTTTACCAGTAGGCGGCGCGGATGACCGCTGGGCGTCGAATGATCATCGGCAGCAGTGGCGCGGCCGGTGCCCCGCCACCGACGGGTGTGTTCATGTAGGTGGTGATATTCGCGCCGGACTCAGCGGAATCGAATAGGCGGAAATCATCAATCGGCGTGGCACCGGGACCTGACCCCCACCCGGTGTCACCACCAGCGAGTGACAGTCTGGTCATGTTCCCGACGAGGGTTGCCCCCGCATGGGATGCCGAATCGACCTGAGACCCGTTGAGGAACATCCGTTGTGTGGTGTCCGCGGCCGACCATGTCATCGCGATGTGCAGCCACGACCCGACACCGACACCGTGTGTGTACCCGCTGAATTCGTAGTGGGTGGTGTTGGTGCGGCACCACACAGCTATTTCCGTTGACGATGCGAATTTAAAACCGAAGACGTCGGTCGGCGCGCCGGTGATCGCCGCCAACATGTCACCGGAGTTGCCCGCGTTCTTGAACCACGCCATGACGGTGATCGCTGTCCACGACCCGCTGGTCAGGAGCGGTGACCCTTCCACGGTGCCCGCTGGGTCACCGGTGGATGACTGGATGCCGTTGCCGGTGTGTCCGGCCACATACGACCCGGTGGCGGTCAGCGTGCCCGATGTGCCACCGGACGCCTCCGCGAATGCCCCGCTGGATTCGTCCAGCGCGTACGCCAGACGTAGCGCCATCAGTCGATGCCGGACATCTTGTCGAGCGCCGCTTTCCCGTTGTCGGCGGCGTTGCGGATCGTGACAAGGGTTGTGACCGCAGCAACAAGGGCGGTGACATCCGCTGCGGACCATGCCTCCGGTGACCCGCCCGTCGGCAGTGCTTGCAACTCGGCGTTCGACTTGCCCGTGGTGTTGACGAGTAGCTGGTCCACCTGACGGGCGAGAAGGCGTGCGGTGACCGCCATCTGACCCACCCGGTCGTTGATCGCGCGCTGGGTGACCTGGAAACCAACAGCCATGTTCGTTCTCCTTCAATGGGTTTGAGGGTCAGGAATAGATGGTCAGCACCAGCGCCAACCGGACAGGCCGAACCCCAGGTAGTAACCGAAGTCCCACCAGGTGATCGCGCACCACCGTGCCGATACCTGATGCGCTGCAACGACCTGGTGTGCTTCTGCTGCGGTGGCGGCCGGTGCGATGGCCACGGGTCCCGCGACGATCAGGGCAAGGATCAGCGCGGCGAAACGAGAACGCATGTGAACACCTTTCAGTGTCAGCCGATACGGGTGCCGCGTGATGCGGCGGCGGGGGCAAGTGATTCGGTGGCCAGTGATGGCCCGGGGTTACCGGCACCAGCAGAAGCCACCGATGTCAGGATGGATGCGAACGCGGCGAAACCGGCGACGGACCCCAGTGCGGCCCAGTCGATCTCGGTGATACCGATTGCGTTGGTGCCGATCATGGTGAGTCCCGCCTGGGCAGCGGTTTTCACCGCGCGCTCCAATGCGGCCACCCAGAATCCGCGTGTGGTAAGAGAACTCACGGCAGCCGCCTTTCGCTGATGATCCGGGGCACGTCAGTAACCCGCCGCGCGTAGTTGTGTGTGGACGTGCCGGGGGTGACCTTTTGCTCCGCGAACTGCGGCCCAGGGTCCGGCCATGCGGCACCAGGGATGCCCCACCGTTGCGTGACCCAGCAGTCATGCACCGGGTCACCGTTGTGATGCCTTGCCGCGCCCCTGAAATCGTTCAGGAACGCCTCGCACTGCTCAGCGGTCGTGCCGTGCGCGGTGGGCCAGAAACGTGGGACCTGTTGGAACACACCGAACGAGAATGGGTTGCCGCCCTTGTCCACACCAACCGCGTCTCCGATGAAGTCGGACTCAGCGAACGCTGCGAGCACAGCGCAGAACCTCGTGTGCTCATCCACATCGGCGCAGACTTGCAGGACTGTGGCCAGTTCGTCCTGCGGTGTCAGGCTTTTGGGATGACGAGCACCTGCCCGACATCCAGTTGGTTGATGTCCTTCACCTGCGGGTTGGCTGCCTTGAGTGCGTCCACGGTGACGCCGTGCTTCTTGGCGATCCCGCTGAACGTGTCGCCGGACACCACCCCATAGGTCGTCTGACCGGCCGACTGGTTCACGCCGAACACCTGGATGCCGAGATGCTGGGCAATGTCCGCCAGCAGATACCCGACGCTCCGGTCACCCACCAGTGCCGCCAGCACCGACCGTGGCATGGCCCGCACATCCTCGAAGATCGTCGCGGTTTTGCTGAATCCGTAGCCCTCGAGTGTTTCGTTCGTGTATAGCCAGCCCAGCTTGTTCTTGATGTCCGCGACGTCCGCGAGTAGCTGCGCCTTCTCTGCGTCTGACATTTCGTCCCACCAATCAGTCGTGTTCGGTTTGCTGCCTGTGCCGACGCCACCTTCACCAGCGCCACTGAGAAGTTGCCGAGCGCGTTGCTCGAATCGGGCCACATCGCCAGGTGTCCAACAGAACTCCCAGTGCATCGCGTCGCCGTACCGGCCGCCCCACGCCCAACCAAGGGACTCGATGTCCCGCACCATCGCGGGGGGAAAGTCAGACTGGATCGCCTGGAAACTGGAGGCGTACCCGTTCCACGGGGCGTTCCAGTCCATCGCCCGACCCTTGCTGTGATTGCTGGCCGTGTTGGTCCCGGATATCGCCCGGTTCTGGTACCCCCACGGGCCCCAGTTCTCGCCGTTGCCGTTCGGGTTGCGGGTCCAGATCGTGTACCCGTGGACCTCTTTCGCTACCGCCAGTGTCAGCTCGGTGAGTGTGATCAACTCTCGTCGCACCATCACCGCAACACCCTTGTATGCGGCCATGCCCATCAATTCAGTCGGCACACCACCAGGCCACCGATACGGACCCCACCCGTTCTCCGCGTTCGCGCTGCGGGACGAGTTCGGGTTGGACAGCCCTGCGTACGCGGAATAACCGGCCATCAGGAATCCCTAGGGGTAGTTGTGTTGTGGCGTTCCCGGAGCAGGGTGCGGACGAACATCCCCAGCCGCCACCCCAAACCGACGGCGATCAGCGCGTACACCCCGAGCCGTTCCGGTGCGGACAGTGTCCAACCGGTCAGCACGCCCGCCGACAACCGTCCTGTGATGACCGCCAGCGACAGAGTGAAAGTCATCAAGTGCCAACCCGTTTCGGTGCGCCACCACTTCCGGGCCAACCCATACAGGGCCACGAACAGCGCGGCGAACACGAACGCGGCGAACAGGGCGACGTTCCCGGCCGTGGTCACCGTCCCAAACCTTCCGCGATGAACGCATCCACAAAGTGGTTGTCCTGCCACAACTGCCACATGTGGCGGGCCGACTTCCCGCGACGGTTCTTATCCTTCGATGACTCGTGGAAGTGCCGCCCCGACACCGCCAGGGCGTTGTCGACGTCACGCCCCATTGGGCGCTCGTCCTGCGGGTGCTGCTCCGTCACTACGCGCCACCTCGGGTAGTCGTTGACGTGCTTCCTGAACGCTGTGAGCCATCGCCGTCACCAACTGCGCGGCCGCGGTGATCTGCTCCTGCGACGCCGTGACCGTTTGCCGGTTCGCCTCGGACTCCAAATTCCATGCCATGTACACCTTGTCCAGCTCGGAGTCCTTCGCTGCGACCATCCGCAAATGGTCATCACGCATCGCGGTGATCCGTTCCTGCGCATCAGCCCTGCACACCGCGACCTGCGCGTCACGATCCGCGATGGCCTGCATGACACGAGCCTCCAACGCCTCAACCTCCCGCGCATGGGTGGCCAACGGGACGAACGCGCCCGACTCCACCAGTCGCATCGGCTCCAGCAACCGGACGATCACGGTCCGCACGATCCACGCGACCAGGCCAACCGCGCCGGTGATGACGGCCCACCCCCACCAAGGGACACCCTGCGGCACAACAGCATCGGTGATGTCCGCCGCGAGTGCCATGGGCGGCCACATCAGCCGCACACCGAATCAACGGAGCGACGACCGATCAGTGGGTAGGCGGTGGTGAGCATCGTTGCCCCCTTTTGTGGATGGTCCAAACACGGCCGGGGGCCGACGATCTCAGGTCAGGGTCAGAAGATGATCCCGTTGGACGCGCGTGCGGTGCCGAGCCGGGTCAGGACAACGTCTTTCGACTCGGACAACGGGAAGGCGACCAGCCCACCACGCACGTAGATCCGCACCTTCGTTGAGACGGACCCGTTCGGGTTGGTGTACGGGAATTGCTCCATCGCGGTGACCTGGTTCGCGTCCACGGTCAGCTCGCCACCGGCGGGCAGCATCGGGAACGTGGCGATCCCGTTGCCCGCCTTCGCATCCACGAGCTTCTGGAAAACCACGCTGGTGGTCTCCGAGACGGTGAACGCGGTGCTGCCACCGGTCCACATCGTGAGGTTGCCCTCGGGGTCGGACTGGACAGCGCACACGAGGTTCGCGTCCACCGCCACCGCTGACGTGCTGCTGAGCTTGGTCGCGAACACTCCGTAACCCATGGTGCCCCCCCTATGTCGTGGAGTAAGTCAGGCCGTCCAGGTACGCAGTCCCTGGTGTGCCCGAAAGGATCTGGCCGATCGTGATAACCCCCGATGTGGAGATCGCCAACCGAATACGACCCGACGTGATCTCAGCCGAGTCGCACACCTGCGCCCTTGCCGGGCGGTACCCGGACGGGATGGTTCCGATTGTGTCGCCGACCGTGAAGTTCCCCGACGTGCGAGCCAATGAACCCTCCAGGAATACTCTCTCACCCTCTAGCCGGCACTGCGCACCAGTCGCACCGGCCGCGATGCTGGAGCCGACCGTGATGTTCTGCCACGCGCTGGGGGACACGTAGGCGCGCAGCTCGTTGATGGGGTCTTTGATGCCGGCGTTCATCGCAGTGGACGTGACAGCACCAGCGGCCCAGGTCGTGACAGTGGATGACCAGGTAGGCATGTCAGACCACCAAGGTAGTGGTGGAGTCCAGTTCGGACCGGCCGGACACGTCCAGAACCCAGCCCGTCACCGGGTACGCGGTCCTCACCGTGAGCGTCATCGTGTGCATACCTCCTGAAGGCAGATCCCATGAGATGCCGACGATCTGCACCGGGTGCGCCACGTCCATGTACCGGGTGTCCTGCACGCTGATCACGTCGCCGATGGTTAGGCGCGGGTCCACCGGGATCTCGAACGAGGGCCACATCACCTGGGGTAGCGCGACCTCGGGTGCGATGTCCTGCACGTACGGCAGCGCGTAGTCTGCGTCCTGCCGCCACACGTTGTCGTCCAGGATCAAGTCACCACCGGTGGTGATCGACGCCCCAGTCTCGACCGTCAGCGTCGTCGGATCGGCCGACCGGACCGTCGTGCCGTTCGCGATGGCGTACGGCCCAGCACCGATGGACCCGCCGTCACCGGGGGTCCACAGGCTTATCGCGTAAGCGTTGTTGTTGCGGATCGTCAGCCTGATCCCGGTCGCCGTCGCGGTGAACCAACCGCCGCCGATTGGGCCGACGTGCGTAGCGGCCGGATCGCCCACCGCAGTAGACCGGACCGCGCGCACCCACGATGCGGAGGCGTACGACTGGAACCCGTTGAGCATCCCGCCAAGGTCGTACACGCTGTAGTCCAGGGCGATGTCGAAGGACTTCGTACTGTTCGCGGGGATCGCGTAGATTTCCTCCGCCACCCACGCCGGGGCCGTCGTGGTGGACACTGCGGTGACTGTTGACATGACGCTGGCGCGAACACTGGTGCGCATCCCGTCCGCCGACCACGACGGCACGCCACCGAGAATCCGGTCACCCGTCAACGTCCTGGCGGGAGTTGCGAACCGGCGCGCCTTCCACGTCGCGCGGGACTCCCACGTGAACGTGCCGTCACCATCGAAGTAGGCGAGATCTCCGTACGCTGCGGCGATCTCCTGGATCGTCTGCCACGCAGGAACGCTCGACCTCTGCACGCCCGTCAGTTTCTGCGGGACCGTCTCAATCGCCACAGGCACGGTGGGTGTCCATGAGTTGTTGTAGCTGGCGACGATCAGCGCCGCCGTGTCCTGCCACATCTGCAACCCCAGGAACGGGGTGGAGATCGTGACCTCGGTGGTGTCCGTGATGCCTGCTGCCGTCAGCGAGAAGGAGGCGTAGGTGGTGCTGTCCACCCTGACCGACGCAGTTGACGTTGTGCCCGCCGCCCACCCGAGAGCGACGTAATGCCACGCGCTGTCATTCGGGAACGCCCCTGCGCTGGTGGTACTGCTGCCACCATTGAATGTCGTTGTGATCGACCCGTTGTTGTTCAGGGTCAGGGTGATTTCGTACGACGAACTGGTCTCCCCGACCTGCGCCAACACCTGTGACACGCCTGGCCATGACGCCGGCAGGAACCATCCTTCGATGGCGATCCACGTCTCGACCACAGTGGGAGTCAGCGTGGTCGCCGCGAACACGCCACCAGCCGACACGTCCAGCGATCCGGTCGTGCCCCACGGTGACACCCGGTACCCATCAGCGGACACCATGCTGACGAACTCCCCGACCTCCGGGAGCGGAGACCCTACGCCCGGTACGGACAGGACTGCCGTCGCGCGGGCGGTCGGGGTGATGCACAACCCGGCCGAGCGCAACGCCAGGTCGACCACCGCGATCGGATTCAACCGGGTGTCAATGCCGGTCGTACCGGCCGGGGTTCCGCCCGCAGCGGGGAGCGACAGGGTGGACTGCACCGCTGCGGCCTTGTCCTGGCACGTCAACGTCACAGCACCGTCGTCGCTCATGTTGAACGCGATCAGGGTGCCCGTGAACAGGGTGGTACTGGTGAAGCTACCCGAGACCAGGATCTTCTCGGCTATGACCACCACGGCGCCGATGCCGTAGTTCGACACCAGCCGCGACGACCACGAGCTGGTCGAGAACGGCGATAACTGCAGCGCCCGCAGTGCGTCGGTCACGTTCTTCGACCGCAACGTCACCTGAGCTTGCGCGCTGGCCGTTCCCGCTACCTGCGTCACCGACTCCGGGAGATCCGCCACGACCCGGTCGATCTGCACGTCCGCGACCGTGGAGAAGATCGGGTTGGTGCCACCGGGCCAGGTGATCGTGACCTCAGCCTGAACGGTCCGCGCGGTGGCTTCGACCGCGTCGTCATACGCGGTCACACTTCCTCCAGTTGCACAGACCACCCGGAGCGGTTACCGGTGAGGAACGCAGGCTTTTCGGACGCGCCCGTGATCATCACCGTTCGCACACCACGACCCGCATCCGCAGCACCAGGCCACACCGACGCATCCAGCAACGACGCCGAGCCCGCCGTGCGCACCACCCTCAGTTGCACGTACACAATGGTGCCGCCCGTCGTGAACGTCACCGTGTACCGACCCGCCGTTGTGAGCGCCGTCGTGGAACCCTGCAACGTGCCGGACCCTGACGGAGTGCTGGTGTACCCGTAGACACCAAGCGTCCCAGTGAAACTCGACGGGGCCTCAACCGTGATCGCAGCCGTGTACTGAGTGCTGACAGCCACCGCCAAGCAATCCGCCGCAGCCGGTGCCGTGCTGATCGCCGTCTGCACCGACGCCGGGGACGCACTGATACCCATGCGCATCGACGTGGCCGTGGTGATCGCCGTGCCCGTGGATGTCACCCACGTTGCGCCGAGCCGCTGATCGACCGTCAGCATGTTCGGCACCGTCGGGTCGTACATCTCGAACGGGCCCGGTGACCCCAGGTACAGGGCCTGGAAAGGTTGCCAATCCGCACCCGCAGCCTGCGGGTCCATACCCAGCGACCACGCCCGTTTCGGTGTCCCCACACGGTCTTTCAGCAGCGTCCCGTTGACACTCCTTGACTGCCCGCCTGACTCGACGTACGAAACCTCCACGGCGTCATGCTGCGGGTCCGGCAAATCAATGTACGTGCCACCGACAACACCTAACCGCCACGGGTTGTCAGTCATCAGGAACCCCGCCTCGCCAGGACACGTTCACCGTTGCGGACAACCCGCGCCATACCCGCAGCGTCGATCCGCAACGCCAGTCCGTTCTCCATCGCCTGCGCCATATCCCGCACCGTCCGGGACAAGTCAGCGTTGGCCTTCGTCAGCCTGGTCACTTCCCTCTGCTGCGCCGCGATCGCCTTGCCGTACACCGCATCCCCAGCAACACCAGCCGCGTACCCGGCCGACCCGGCTGCCTGCGCGGCGTAGCTGTTCGCCTGCCGGATCTGCGTACGCGACGCCTGAGCCAACGTTGCCGCTACCCGCATCCCATCCTCGCCGCCACCAGCGATCTGTGCCAGCAACGACGGTGCGAGACCCTTCGACCGCAGCAGTTGGATGTTCTTGCTGAACGTGCGGATCTTGCCCGCGTTGAACTTCAGCCCGTTGACGATGCTGCCTGCCGTGACTCGCTGCTCGGAGAACCCGAGGATGCCGCCGCCGAACCCGGCGATGCTGCCGCGAGTGGATGCCACCATGGACGACCGGTTGCCCTGCAACGTCGACAACCGGTCCTTGAAATCGTCAAGCTTCTTGACCTGATCGTCGTAGACCCGGTTCAGCCGGATCATGACATCACGGGCGCGACCCTGCGACTGGTACACCTGCGTCACCGCCGCAGCCATCCCAGCGAGATGCGGGGCCGTGGTCCGCGCCTTCTCCTGGAGGTCCTGGAGCCAGTCCAACAGGCCGCCAAAAGCGTTCCTCGTGACACCCTCCCGCTGCCCGAAGGAACGCGGCGAGTAACCCGCCAGCGCCGCACGGGACACCGCACCACCAGCGGCCATGAACTTCATCCGACCGGACTGCAACGCCTTCCGGAACTTGTAGACGCCTTCCTGGCCGCCCATCTTGTCGACGTCCGACGTGGTCAGCATGTGCTCACCAGGCATCGCCATCACCGGCACGGAATCCTTGCCGGGGATGCCGCCCTCGATGGAACCGCCCTCAGCCCGAAGAGCCATCGCGCCCGGTTGCCGATACACGATCTCGTTGCGCTCCACCGTCACCGACGAAAACACATTCCCGGGGATGCTATTCAGTTCCGACCTGATCCGACGCGCCTCAGCTTCAGCGCCACCCGAGATCGTCACGTCCGTGTTGTGCGAATCCGGGATGTCGTTGATCGCGCCCGTGGTATTCGCGGCCTCGTCCTGGACCTTCTTCGCGCCCTCTTCGGTGATCTTCGTCGCGACCTCGCCCGGGATGCCGTAAAGCTGCTGCGCCAGGTCATAGGCAGCCTGCTCTGTCATCCCCGCAGCGACCTGCGCATCAATGAACTTGTGGCGCTGATCCTCGATCACAGCAGACGCGGCCACCGTCGCACCCTGCAAGTCACCATTCGCAATGGACAGCGCTGCAGCTTGACCGGCCAACTCGGCGGCAGAGTCCCTGGCCCTCACGTTCGCGTCGAACACACCGGCCTGAGCATCAGCCACCTTGTCGTGCGCGTCGGCCAGATCACGCTCAGCCGCGGCTACGTCCTCCGCTGTCGTCCCGCCATCTTCCAGGGACTTGCCCAGGTTGCTCTGCGCCTCCGACAGCGCGTCCGTCTTGTCCTGCACGTCGGCCTGAGCATCCGCGACATCCCTTATGGCGGAACCGATCCCACGGAACGCGGCTTCGTTCCGGTTCGCGGCCTCGGTCGCTGAGACCGCGCCACCATTCAACGCATCCAGGGACGCCTTCAGGAACTGGGACGCCACATCCGCATCGGACGCGGCACCACCCATCTCCTTCGTGGCATCCGCAAGATTCTGCATCGGGTCAACGGCCTCTTCGGTCGCACCACCCTGATCCTCGATGGCAGCCGCCGACTCCGACGCAGCAACAGCCGACGTCTGAAGCGCGGTGCCCATGTTGTCCTGGTCGGCCGCGAACTGCGCCGAAACGCCAAGAACCGCCGTCATCTTGCTGCCCAGCGCGGACGTCGCATCACCGGACGCCAGTTGCTCCGACGCGAAAACCCGCGCCTCTGCAGCGGTGCCCTTGAATTGGCCCGACTGGATCACCGCTGCCTGTGCAGCATCCAGAATCCGGTCGTGGACCCGCTCCTGCGCATCGGCGTTACCCAGCAGGGCCTTCGTGTAATCGCCTGCCTGGCCGCCGATCTCGCGGTACTTGGTCGCCGCGTCCTTCGTGGCCTGCGCAACGATCTCCGCCGCGTTCTCCCGCAGCTTGCCCGTGTTCTCGTCAACGGCACCGGAGAAGTCCGTGACCGCAGCCTCAGCCTTGGCCGATTCCATGGTGAGGAGCGCAACCGCCGCCGTCACACCAACGATGGCGACACCAACCGGGCCAATGGATGCCCACACGGCAGCGGCCATGGCCCGCAGCTTCCCGACTATCCCCGCGCCGGCCAGCCCCGCCCATGCGGCCTTGACCTTCCCGAAGACCACCACCCACCCGGCCAATGCGAGCGCGCCCGTCTGGATCGGAGCCGGCAGAGATCCGAACCAGCCCGCGAGTTTCCCCAGCACGTCAACTAGTGGCGATGCGGCATCCATCGCCGCATCGAACGCGGGGAGGAGTGCTGTGCCGACCGTGCCCTGGAATTCCTCCCACTGCGCTGACAGCGTCTTCGCCTTGTTCGCGGTTTCATCGGCGGTATCAGCGAAGTCGCCCATCGCCAACGCCCCGTCACGCTGGATGAGCGTCAGTAGCGCGGTGGCCCTCTCCTGCAACGTCAACTGGGAAACCAGTTTCTTCCCGGTCTCCGCCAACGCCTCCTGATTGACCGCAGCATTGTCGATCGTCGGCACCAAAGCCTGGAGGGCGTCGTACTCACCGCGCAGCGCCGACGAGATACTGTCCGCCACCTGTGCGGTCGGGACGTTGTTGAACGAGCCGAGATCCGCCGCCATCTGCACGGTCTTGGTCGAGAGTTCAGCCGCCGCGTCGCTCGCGAACCCGATCTGTGTGAACATATTCCCGAACTGCGAGGCAGCATCCAGCGCGGCACGCTGAGACAGACCTACTGACTCTGCGGCTGTCTCGCTCCACGTCTGGATCTCATCCGCCGAGCCCTTGAAAATCTTCCCCGATTTCGAGACGACTTCATTCAGATCCGACGCCTGCTGAATGGAGGACTTCGCGAAGCCCAACACCGCAAGCCCGGCAACGGCTTTCGCGAGGCCCTTGATCTTGTCTGTGACGCCTTCAGCTTCCTTGCCGACGCGCTTCACGCTGTCAGCCTTGCCGAGCTTGTTGAGCTTCCCCTCGGTGGACTCAGCTTCCTTGCCGACGCCCTTCAGCGCCTTCGATGCAGACTTGTCCTCGCCGAAGATGGTGAGCTTTAGAGTCGCGCCGTTCGACAACTAGCCCACCGCCTCTGATCTCGTGTCCACGTACGTGGCCAGTTGGATGAAGTCCACAAACCACATGTCCCACAACGACATCGGCGTCAGCCCAGGGAAGGCCAGGAGCAACGGGATCAGGCGGTGGCTGACCTGCGCCTGGATGTCGCCCTCGCCGCACGGGGAGTAGCCTTCGCGGTGACCACTTCGGCCACCGCTGGGGTAGGGTCCGCCTCTGCTTCGGCGTCCTCCGACTCAAACTCGAACTCGTCCCAGGTGATCTCGTTCGATTCCTCGTAGGTCAGCTTCTCGCCCGCATGCTGCCTCGCGAACCAGATGAACGCCAACAGCGCCCGCAACAGATCCGCGCGCCGCATGATGTCGTCGGCGTCCATCGACGCGGCCTCCTGCATGCCACGCGCCATGTCGTTGTACGACAAACCCGTGGCCGCAACCAGCGTCAGAAGATCGCCGTTCGTTACCCGCGTCAGGATGTGCTCGACCGGGTACCGCTTCTCGACACCATCCGTATTGATCACCAGGAACGCCACGATCAACTCATCTCTTTCAGTGCGTCGTTGAGTGCATCCAGGACCGCCTCGCGCATGTCGTCCTCATGCCGGCGGATCGTGCTGCCGAAGAACGGGTTACCGGACTGGTGGACCCACTTCTTCTTGTTGCCGAACACCGGGTGCCGGAACTCGCCCTTGTTCCACGCCCGGTGCATACCCGTCCGCTGTGCACCGAGCTTGTTGCCGGTCGACTCGATCGAAACACCCTGCCGTGACTTGCTCGTCGCCACAGAGGTTTTGATCCCACCGGCGATCTTCGAGCGCATGTCACCCGACCCGACGACACCTTTCATGTCGCGGGTCGTTTCCTCACCGGCCTGACGCAACCGGCGCCGCAGCGCCGTCGCCAGCTTCGGATCGAAAGCCTTCACCTGGGCCATGAAATCGCGGAACGTTGCCGGGTCGAACTCAGCCCGGATACCCCCGTCAGCCACCGTCAGATCGCGGTGTCAGCGGTGACGTACGCCAGGTAGATCGGCGAGGTGGCCACGGTGTTGTCGAACCCATGGAACGGCGCGTTCACCGTGACAACGTTGCCGCCGTTGGCCTTCGGGACCTCACCATCCAGCTTGATCGCCGGGACGTACACCTGGATAGTCGGGTAATTGGACGCGACAATCGCCGTGGTGCCCTGGAAAGTGAGCACCATCGCCAGTTCGGTCTGCGCGATATACGCATCCCTGAGAACGTTGTCGGTGTACTCCGCAGTGAACGAACCCGTGATGCTGTCCTCCGTGTACTGCACCACGGACGGCCGTCCCCTGAGCCCAGCGCCACCGAAGTAGAAGCCCTCGTCGTCGAGGTTGTTGTCCAGTTTCACGCTCGCCGCGGTGATGTTCGCGATGGCAGTACCACCAGTGGCCAGCGCCGTCGTCGTCGGCGCGGTCACAGTGCCGCCGATGGTGATCGCCCCGTGAATGAACGTGAAAATCTGCCCGTTGGTCGAGCTGGGGTACGACGGGGTGGCGTACGCCGTGGCGACGCCCATGTTCTTCGCCTTCCACTCCGTCGCGACCTTCAGGATTCCGCCGACCTCGCAGGACAGTTCCAAGGTGTTGCACTGCGCACCGACGAAGGTCTGGGTGTCCGCCGTGGCGATCGACGCGCCACCGACCCGTGGGAGGCCCTTCTGGATGGTGTACGACGGCAGCGGGTCCGCCGTGGTGCCCGGGGTGTACAGCTGCTGGTACGCAGCACCCGAGATCACCGTCGACGTGCCCGAACCGAACGCCGCTTCGAAGATCGGCCCCATGCCACGCGAGTACGCCTCCATCTCGAAAGCGCCACCAGCCGTGTACTTCCCGATGGACCTGCGGGTGGACCGGGGGAACCGTGAACCGGACCGCAGTCCGCCGCCCTGGATGAGTTCCAGTTGGTAGTCCAGGGACTCCGTCATGAACTCGAAGTGGCGGTCCACGGTCACACCGGTCCCGTAGGTGGTCTCCTTCTTGAGACCGATGCTGGCATCAAGCTGAGTTGTCATTCGCCTTCACCCTTCTTGGTGACCTTGGCCGGCACGACGGCCTGGAAGTTCTCGGGCTGCTCGAGCAACGCCGCCGCCACATCCACGGGCAACTCGCGTTCCTCACCGGCCAGCCAGTTCTGGACGCCGATGGTCGGCAGGTCCAGATCACCGCGAGGCGAAACATTCTTGACGATGGGCATTGTTGGGCTCCTCAGCCTGTGATTCGGACTTGCGCGGTGAATGTCGCTCGGATCTCAACGCCGCGGCGACCCATAGGTGAGTCATCGAGGGCGAACCCTTCGGCCTCGTGTTCGGTCAGGAAGCACCACTGTGCTAGCCCGCCGAGATGCGTGTCGGTGACGCGGCAATACCGCTCCAAAAGGCCCAGCATCAGGTAGGCGCGTTCCTCGGCTTCCCTCTGGCCGTGGCGGAAAACCATGAAATGCACGTCGCACGTAAGGGTTTCCGTCCGGGTGCGCTGCGTGCCACCCATCGTCGCCGGTTCCTGCAAGGATGTGGTCCGCATGAACATCAAGATGTCGTCGGACCACGAATCCGGCTCGCCCCACGAGTACGTGACACCCGTGTAGTCGGCCAACACGAGCCGCGCCGCCGATTCGAGTTGGACCTTCAGTTGGTAAGTGGCTGTCGCCGTTGAGGTCTCGACCATCAGGCGAACCCAGGCAGCCGCGGTGACGGGTCAAGATGATCACGCACAGCCTGCGGAATCCCGAAACCCATAGGCACATCGCCGTTCCACGCCTGCCGCTGCGTCTGCTGAGTCCGCACCCACCAGAACGACGCCAGCTCCAACGCAGCCAACCGCACATTCGTCGGTGTCGTCGCCGAGCCCACCTGCGCGGTCACCACCACCGACTGACCCGACGCCCACGGTGCGGACCCGTTGACCGCATCCAAAATCCCACGGTCCGCGCGGGTCACATCGTCATACAGGGCCGCATCAACCGTGACACCATCCACGGTCACCGACGTCACCGACACGTACCGCCACGGCAGCACAATCGCCCCGGACTTCGGGCCGCACCGGTAGACCGATGTGGTCAGCTCGAGCGGGCCGGTGATGTTCTCGATCTCAGGGGTGACAGCCGCGACGATCGCATCCAACGCAGCCGCCTGCGACCCGGTCAGCGTGGTGTCGATCTTCGCGAACTCGATCACCTCTTCACGGGTCACGAGCGCCATAGGTCAGGCCGTCTCGTGCGGCTTCGCGGAACGGCCACGCGGGGTGACAGACTTCGGTGCATCCTCGACAGACAGCGCCGCAGCACGCTTCTCAGCGGCCTTCGCCTTCACGCCGAGTTCGCGGAGTTGCTTGTCGCACGCATCCACGCGGGAAGTCAGCCCGATGGCCGCCGCGTTCGCACGCTCAGCCTCCAGTTGCTTCACCAAACCCGTGAGCTGGTACGGGATATCGCTCATGATGTCGTCCAAACGTCGATGGTGGATGTCACGTTCGTGTTCGCGGACAACGTCACGCGGAGATACCTGAACGGTTGGTTCGCCTGCACGATCTTGTAGTTCGTCGTAGCCGTCGTCACAACAAACGACGTCGCGACAACCGTTGCCGGGGTGGTGTGATCGGCGTACGCAGCCTGGAACCACACCGACCCATCGGGCGAACCCTCAATCAGGAACGTGCATGTCGGGGTAGCGCCAACCGTGGTCGTGCACTTCAGCAGGACAGAACCCTTCGCCGCGCCACGATCCAGAACGTTCGTCGTCGCGCCTGTACCGGTCTGCCCGGTGGACAGGTTGACGGTGTCAATGAGCCCACCCTGCGGGTCACCTTCGAGTGTTGCCAACGGGTTTCACTTCCTCTCAGGGTGGTTGAGCCACGGCGGCGGCAGCGGAGGGTCACCCCACTGCCGCCACCGGGTCAGGATCAGGCGAAGGTCGGCGCGATCAGTCCGGTTCCGGCGATCTTCGACTGCCCGTTGGTGTAGCGCGCGAAGGTGTAGGCGAAGTACCCGTACAGCACCAGGAGCACGCCCAGGGATGCCGCGTTCGGCTGCTCCGCGCGGATGAACACCGGTGCGCCCGGGTCCTCCCACAGGTGGCACTCATCGGAGGCGACGATGTAGATCTCGTCCTCCGTGCCAGCGCCGAGAGTGGTGCCGATGTTGTTGTCCACGATCACCACGGTCCCGTTCGGCAGGATGCCCCGCGCGCCGTCGCCGTACTTCGCCTGCAGGTTCTCCGCACCGTGGTTGCCGTTGATCCCCGGCTGCCCGATGAACGGGAAGCTGGTTCCGACCTGCGACTGCATCCAGTACCACCGACGGGAGTGCATCACCGCGAAGTCGGGGCGGGCCTGACCCAGCAGGGCCGCTTCCGAGTTCGCCAGCGCGTTGTGGAACTTGGGCCACAACTCGGCGGTGGTCGGGGATGCATCCGTGTACGCCACGGACTGCGCCACGTTGGTCAGGCCGTTGGTGGCTTGATTCAGCAGGGTCGAGTCCAACGTTGTCGCGTACCGGCGGAAGAGGTCGTCCATCACGGTCTCTTCGATGCCGGTGCCCCGGTCGATCGCCTGACGGGAAATGGTCTGCTGCCCGGCCGCGGTCTGCACCGACACCGTCAGCAAGGTGTCGTCGATGTTGGTCTCGGACACGGCGGCGTTCTCCGACGACTGCAACGCCACCGACGTCGCGGTGGTGATGCGGGAGATGTTGACCGTCATGCCGTCCGCCGGCAGCGCGTGCTTGTTGCAGATGTCCGCGAACGGGCGACGGGCCGCGACGGCCGGTGCCTTCATGTCCACCAGGTACTGGGGGACGGTCAGACCCGCGAACGCGCCGGTGCCGGCTGCGCGGGTGAGGACCTGGCCCCGCTCCACGCGCTCCTCCGACATGTGCCGCATCAGGCGCTGTTCGGCCTGCGGATCGCGGTACAGGTGCTGCGCGAGGATGTCCTTCAGGAATCCTGCGCCGCCGTGGTCATTGCCACGGTGGTAGGTCCGCTCCTCGGAACCGACACGCGCCACCCGGTCGTACGCGGGCAGCTTCGCCTCGGTGGACTTGTCGGACGCGCGGGTGGCCAGCAGGACATCGTTGGCGTCCTCCAGCTCCTTCGCGGCCCGGAGTTCAGCCAGCGCGCGTTCCTGCGCCTGGACATCGGCCTGAGCGCGGGTGTGGTTCTCCATCGACGCCTTCGCCTCAGCGGCTTCGTCGTCGGTCAGCCCGCTGCGGCCCTCGTGCTGGGCGCGCGCGTGCAGGAGCTTGACGGTGGCAAGCGCGGATTCCCTGCGCTTGATGGCCTGCTGCAACCCGACCTCGGCGGTCAGGATCAGCTGGTCGAAAGTGGTAGCCATGATGGCCCTTTCGTCAGTACGGATAGGGGTGCCCACTGCGCGCCGAAACGTCCCGGGTCATCTGCCGGACGTGTTTCAGAGTCGCGAACCTTCCCGGGTCATCTGCCGGACGTGGTTGCGGGTGGGATATGACTCCCGGGTCATCTGCCGGGGGTGCGGAAAGATCAGATCGGGTTCTCGGACAGCGTGATCCACGCGGACAGGCTGTCGAGGAGCATTGCGGGGCCACGGGTTTCGGTGGTGGTTGTCACGGGCGTGACCGGTGCGGGTTCCGGGCTGGTCGCGACGAGGTCACCACGGGAACCCAGCCGCTCCACCACAGCCCGTGCAGCACCAGCGGGAAGCCTTGCCATGTCGTCCAACTCGCGGGCACTGATGCTGGTGTACGGGTTCGCGCCGTAATTCACGGCCGAAACGTCACCACGGTCGATGCTCAGCTTCGTGATCGTGAACTCCGTGAAATCCTCCGACCACAACCCGTCCTCGAGCATGAACGCGAAGGACATCTCCGTGACGGTGCGGTCATCAATGGCCACCAGCAGGTCGGCCACGTCGGTGCGCTTCGGGTTCAGGTACGCATCGGACTCCAGCCCGGTGTCACCCATCCGCAGCATCAGCGACCCGTTGGTGGTACGCGCCATCGACAGGCCCTTGTGGTTCACCAGGAACACGACATCGGGGTTACTGGCAAGGGTTTCGGTGAACGCGCCCCGCTCGATGGTCTCCGTGTACTCCCCGAACATGTCGAACATGTCGTAGGGCTGGTCCGTGACCGATGCCACCCCGGTCAGTTGGTTGTACTCACTGCCGTTGCGCTCCACCAACTCCGACCGGTACTTCGTCGGGAACGCCAACGACCGTGACAGTCCCGGCATTGCGGACCGCCGCGCCTGCACATCGCCCCGGAACTGGGACTGCTCCATGCGCTCATACGCCGCAGCGCGGCGAGCCTGGGCCGCCTGTTCACGCGAGATCGTCATACTGGCTCCTTCGTAGTGGCCGGGTCATCCAGCACCGGCGCAGACGCACCCTTGCCCCACAAGCGGTCAAACTCGGCGTACTGCGCCTCCGTCAAAGGCGGCAGATTCAAGTCCTTCTGGCGGGCCTCGGTCGGGGTCATCGTCCGCGACTCGATCCGCGTCTTGATCACCTGCGCCCGGGCAGCATCGTCCATCCGCAGCAGGGCGGAAGTGTTGAGCTTCACGAACCGCGGCGACGACAGAAGCGTCGACAACGCTGTCTCACGGCGGATGATCGCCGGCCCCAGGTTCATGATCAGAAACTGCAAGTTCCGCTGGGTGATATTCGCGTACGTGATACTGCCGCCCTTGCTGGGCGCGTCGATCAGGTCACCCGGGACACCAAGGAACCGTGCCACGTCAGCGATCCCGAACTCCTGGGTCGCCAACCACTCCGCACCAACAGCCTCGGAATGAAACGGTTTGTACTCCCAGTCCTTACCGGACACCAACACGTCACCACCACGAATGGCCGACGTGAACCGCTCCTTCGCGATGGCAGCCTCCGCCGCCGGCAGGGACGCCAACGCGGTGTTCTGCATGTGCCCCTTAGGGGTGCCGCCGCTCGAGAACCACGCCAACGCGAACTGCTGCGCCGACTGGTACTGCCCGATGGTCCACGCCGCGTACGCAATGGGGGACAGCCCAACCGGCAAACCCGGAACGGTGTACTGCTTCTCGTGCCACACCTTCTCGCGGTCGTACGTCTTGCCGTCGATCCGGTACGACACAACACCCGACCGGTCCATCACCGTCACCGCAGCGATGGGCACCAGGTCAATCCGTATCGGCTTGTTGGATGCGTTCCGTTCCGTGATCAGCCCGAACGCATTACCGGCCCTGTCCAGGTCAACCTGCGTGGAATACAGCCACTCCTGGATGCCGACGTGCTCACCACCAGGGGTGACCAGCACCGGGGAGTTCTTCACCGCGACATCAATCGCCCCGAGCTTGCGGAAACTGTCCACGGGCATGGTGCTGATCAGGTCCGCCCGCAACCGCAAACACGCCCACACCGCCGAGTGCCGCATCGCTGAGTCAGTCGTCACCGGCACCGACCCAACACCCGACGACGAGCGACCCGGGATCAGGTCCTGCGCACCGTTGATCCCGAACAGCCGCTGATGGCGGCGGAACAGGCTCACCGCTTACTCTTCGGCGCCGTCAGCCACGACGACAACGCGGACCCCGACAGCACCACGACACCAGCAACAGCCAACGCAGCCCACCCGACGAACGGGTACACCAGCGCGGCGATACCAGCGGCCAGCAACAGCAAGCCCAACACATCCAGGGCTGTGGTCAGGAGATCGCGCATCGCCCGGTCTCCCCTCAGTAGATCGACGTCAGCACGTCGTAGTCCTCAACGATGGATGCGTGCGCGAACACGGCACCCGTAACCGCGTACAACGGCGAGATATCGCCCGTAGCGGTGCGATCCCACACGCGCCCGTCATCAAAGCGTTTCCACTTCGACGCACCCACCGCCACATCCAACGCAGGCTGCGCGACATGCCGGAAAGTCGGCGGCACCTCAGGTGTCACCACCCCGTCGTCGTCCACCTGCTCAGGTGTCCCGGCCACCGCCTCATACATCGCCGAGCAAGCCGCAACCCGGTCAGCGAGGGACATCACAAGCACCTCTACCCCTGCGGCCTCCAGCGGCTCGCTCAGGGCCGCAGCCATCCGACCGCACAAGGCGACCGGGGCATGACGGCCCCACCTTTCGAGCAACTCCACGACACGGGCGACAACCCAACCAGTGCCGCGGTGGTGATCCACAACCTGACCGTGCAGCAAACCATCGTCACGCAACGCCGCAGCACCAATAGCCGCCCACGACTGATCCGGCGCCACATCTACCGCGAACACCCTGCCCGCACCCACAGCCGGGACAGACGACTTGTCCGCACACCCAGACCACGCACCCGACGGGAACACCCCCAGCGCCGACTGATCCGGCCACTGACCCAGACGCTCACGCCCGAACTCCAACGGCGTCAAGTCCGACAGCTCATCCGAGATCGCGTCCGGCGTAGGACGAGTCGGGTAACCCGGGTTCGCGGTCGCCTGCACCTTCGGATCAGCCGGATCACCGACCGCCGTCCACTCCATCCAACATAATCGCCGGTCCTTACCGGCCTTCGCGGTCTCACGGAAACGGGCGAACACCTCGCCCTCATCCTCAGGACCAGGCGGCGTACCAGCCAACCAAACCTGCGGATCCGGGCGCGCCGACTTCGACGGCAGCATCGCAGCCCACGCGCGCGCCGGCAGAATCTGCGCCTCATCCAACATCAGCACATCCGCCGAGAACCCGCGACCAGACCCACGAGCGCGCGCCTTGAACAGCAACCGCTGCCCAGACATCATCTCGATCGACTGATCACCATTCGCCACACGAATCCGCGCGACCTTCTTACGCAGATCGTCATACGCATCGAAGTAATGCTTGATCCGATGGAAAGACTCCAGCGCAGTCGGCACCAGATGCGCCGAATGGATCAGCAGCTGCTCACCGAACAGGATCAGCCCGGCAAGCTCCCGCGCCTCATAGATCGCGGTCTTGCCGTTCTGCCGCGGCACCGACAAACCAACGCGCGCCGCCGACCACTTCCCATCCGCACGCTCACCCAACGAGCACCGGAGGACGTTCTCCTGCCACGCATCCAGGACCAGCCCGTACGCGGAACACAGGTCCCGCACGTCCTCCCAGTAGTTCGCCTTCGACTGCGGCACCAACGAGAAACTGGGGAACTGCACACCGATGACCATGCGAACGGCCCTCCGTTGGGATACGATGGCAAGGCCACGCAAGTGGTCGTTCACGGCTAGCGTTAGAGCCGATCGGCTGAGAGGCGAAGGCATTCCTCCAGCAGAAATGCCCCCGTTCACGCGGGGGCATTTTCTTTATGCCTCCCGCGACTGACCATCCCGAATAGGCTTACGACGCGCACGCCTCGCCGCGATCTCATCCGCAGCCGACACCGACGCCGGCACACGCGACCGCACCTCAGAGATCCGCTTCAAACACTCCACCAACCGCGCCGACAACGCCGCCACATCCCGGGACGACTCACACACATCCAGTTGGGTCGCCAGCAGATCCCGCAGCGACTCCAGCGTCCGCAACTCGTCCCCCGACGCCGCAGCGTCAGGCAGCGACACGGCAAGCCCCCTGTGGTGTGGGGCGCGCTAGAGAGAAA